AAATTACATTTGGAATGGGCTAACGATCAAGTATTGGGTTACTGGGGGATTCCCCTCACAAACCTCAATTGAAATTCTGGGCAAAGGGGGAGAGGTTATTCAGTTTAGTACGTTTATGAAATCAAAACATGCTTGTACTTTATTGCAAGATGAAGTAACCCATTTCCAGTTAGGCTCTCTCCGGCAACTAGAAGAAGTGGAAAAAATAAAGCTAGACCGGGAAAAAGCGTTACAAGGGGATCAACTGCTCATGCTAAATAGGCTTAAACCTGATTTTGATTATTTTGATATTGGGAGCAATGAAGAAGCATGATAATGACTTGTAAACCATGCGATGAAAAGTTCGATATATCCGATACATATATTGAGTTATGTTTGTGTAAAGCAAAGTTAGAAAAGTCTAACTTAAGAGGATTAGTTTTTGGATGCCCAAGATGCGATCATCCAATGATGGGATTTTATGCACCAACGCAGGAACAAGCAGTGAAAGGGGGGATAAAATGGTATAAACCGAACGCAACACCCGAGGAACGAATAAAATATACTGTGGATTGTATTACTTATGAAATGGAAGTACAAAATGAAATCGAAAGGAAGAGAAATGAAAAAAATGATGGCACAACTCATGATGATCACGATGGTCATCACCACACTAACGGCCTGCGGAGTAAGGGTTGAAGTACCCCCGGCGCACGTTGGAAAGCTCTCCACCAAATCAGGAATGCAGGAAGGGATTATTCTGCCTTCAAAACTTAGGCTTGGAGGTTTCTGTTTTACCTGCGACTCTTTAATTTTGGCTGAGGCTTCTGATTTTCAGTTTAAAGAATCGATGATGATCTTCATGCCTATTGACCAATTAAATCTTACTGTCGACGTGCGGGGGATTGTAACGATCAGCACGAACGAAGCAAACCTGAATAGTTTGTATGATAAGATTCCGGCAATTGACTTAGATCGTCGTCTGAAAATTATTCCTATGAGTAAGACGTATGGAGTTTATGGGGAAACGGTGATCCGCTCAGCGGTACGATCCGTAGTGACTAAGTATTCCATTGATCATATTATGACAAATCGAGAATCAGTGAGCGAAGAACTTAGGGCTTGTGTTCGAGAAAAAATGAATACTTCCCCGTTATCTGTTATTCAATTTGAGTTAGCAAATATACAGCCCCCGGATGTAATTGTTATTGCTCAGGAACAACGCAAAGAACGTGAGATCGCCATTGAAAAAGCACAGGCGGACAAGCAGGTCGCATTAGCCGAAGCCGAAGCTGCTCTTGAGGTCGCGCTTAAGCAACAGGAGCTTGATTTGAAGGAGGCTGAAACCCAACGCATGGTGAATGAACAATTAGCGCAGGGCGTTAATCAGGCCTTCATCGCCCAGCGCGGTTTAAAGGTACTCGAGATAATGGCGAGAAGCCCGAACAAGATTATTATTATTCCAGAGAAAGCCTTCTCGAATCCGGCAATGGTCATAGGCATGGTTACCGAGGCCTTTAAACCTGCCCCTGCTGTTGAAAGCGATTAGCCATGCTTGATCAAACCCTCGGAATATCATTAGCCATTACCCTTTTTGAAGTTGTATTGCTTCTGATAATGGTTGGACTTTGTATCGCAATCGTTACGGGAGTAATCAAAAAAGTAAAAGGGCAGGAGGACATTGAAAAAGAATCCAAACGAATGTCTATGGAGCAGATTCTATATGAAGCCCGCTGGAAAGGCGGGGCTGTTATCATTCTTGGTTTATGCCTTGGCTTCTTTATGAGCATTGAAACCGCTTATCGCCCAAAGCACGATGTGGCTCCTGTAAATTCAGCCCTGATGCAAAAACTTAGGGAAGCGGACGCATTTGTACCTCCTGCAATAACGGTTGAAAAGGAACAGCCGGAAGACTGGGAGGCCGTTCGGGATAAAAACCGAGCGTAGAACGAAAAGGCTCGAGAAGAGTTTATGAAAGATTTAAAATGATTAAAGCCCCCGCCTTCGAGCGGGGGCTTTTTATGAAAGGAGAAAAGGATGTGAAGAACTTTGTAACGAGCGATACTCATTTCGGGCATAAAAAAATCATTGAATATGCTAGGCCGGAATATCGAAACGGCACTATTGAGGATATGGATAATGATTTAATTTTACGTTGGAACAAAACCGTGAGTCCTGAAGATACGGTTTATCATTTGGGAGACTTCGCATGGAAAGAAAATCAGATCAAAAAGATTACTGAAAAGCTGAACGGTAAAATTATTTTAATACTGGGAAACCATGATCCCAGCAGGGTGGCGAAGAACCCCGGCAAGTATGGATTCGAGGCTGTGTATAAGTTTGGCCTCGATTTGAAGAAGGTTTCACTTTCCCATTATCCAATGCTGGCTCATCGTAGGTTACTACAATTTCACGGGCATGACCATGAGGTAGATAAAACGTTAAAAATTCATAAACGGGATCACGGGAACCGATGTTATGTAAACCTAAACTGCTGTGTTGAAAACTGGTATTTTACGCCCATAAACATGGATCTTTTAGTGGTGCATTTAAGTGAAATTTCGGGGGATTTTTCACAATTTAAGGATCTTAATTCCCTGTTATTTGAGGAGTTGGTTAGTAAATAAACGGAGGAGATAAAAATGATATATGCAGAGATCGTATACGAAATGGATATAACTCTTAATTGTCATTTAGATACAAGCTTTTTTGAAAAACATATGCTTTGGTTTCAACGAAGCGGATCAAGTACCCCCTTCTGGGTGGGAGAATATGATACCAAAGAAGCAGCCTTTGAAAAAGCTAAAGAGGCTTTGATGACTATTCTTGAGAATAAAAATTCTCGAACAATCACGGTATTTATCGAGGATGGGAGTAAGGGTGAAATCATGACACGTTTTAATTTAGTAAACGCTGTAATGATATGGAAATATTTTCGCAGAGAGAAGTTATGGTCTGGAGAAAGGTCATGGTATGAATATAAAGTGATTCAGATCCCATATGAAGATCGTTTTCAGCCCCGTGTTAAACAGTCTATTGTTAAAAAAACGGAAGCTATTGAAGATGTAATAGCCGCAGATAATTATGCAAGAGCCCTTCTGTAGCGTTTGACGGAACATTGATTTCAGAGTATGATCCCCGCATAACCTAAAAATGTGGGGATTTTTTAATGCCAACAGCAAATGAAGATTTGTTTGATCTGTCAGTAGGTCATCAGGTTCAGGTACGCCGATTTCTTGCTGGCGAAGTAAATGATATTATATCCAAGATAGAAGCAAGTGATAAAGCCTTTGCAGAGAAGCTTCGATCCACTATTAACAAAGGGCGAACTCAGAGAAGGCTTCTTCAGGTATTTGACGAGGTAAAACAGTCTCGAGACGTGGTTTGGCAGGAGTTTCGGTCTCAGGTGCGAAAAGATCTCATTGAACTTGCCAAGGTAGAGGGGCAGGCGGAACTAGCCCTTCTTCAGGAGGCCTTACCCTTTCCTATTGAGTTAAATGCCATAGAAGGGAACCTTGCCCGCACAGCGGTAACCTCAACTCCGTTTCAGGGGAAGCTTCTAAGGGAATGGTTCAGCGAGTTACGGACTCAGGAACGGATACGATTGAAGCAGGCCATTACCCAAGGCGTGGTGGAAGGCCAAACCACTCAAAGTATTGTACAGAACATTGTGGGAACCAGAGCGAATAAATTCACCGATGGAATACTTTCTATTTCACGTCGAAACGCCACTGCCGTAGTGCGCACTGCTACAAACCATGTGGTGAATAAAGCTCGCGAGGATGTGTGGATTGCTAATAACGATATTATATCTGCACTGCGGTGGACGGCAACCTTAGATGGTAGAACTTGCTTCACTGCTGGGCACTTAATTACAATGGCTGATGGAACAAAACAAAAAATTGAAACAGTTCGTAAGGGGGATTTAGTGGTTGGGGGACTTTCTTTAAAACCCAGAGAAGTAGTTGGGTTAAAAACCTCGTATAAATCAACGATAATTCTTGAGTTTGAAGATGGAACTTTTATTCAGTGTACGCCGGAACATCCCTTCTTAACGAAAAAAGGATGGATAGATGCCAAAGACCTTATTAATTTATGTGTATGCACTAATATTTCCCAACAAGAAACAATATATAGGGGTAAGCAAAAACCCAGAACAAAGATTGAAAGAACACAAAGGGGCGAAACGTATGAAGTCGGGGCGTTTCAGAGCAGTTACCAGTGCAATAAACAAATATGGAATACCGGAGATCTCAATATTATCTCAGCACTTAACTTACAAAGAGGCTTTTGCTTCGGAAATTCATTTTATAGAAAAACTCGATACTGTATCTCCCAAGGGTTACAACCTTACAACCGGAGGGGAAGGGGTGATTGGGAGAACAAAAGAATCAAGAGTGGCTTCTGGGAAAAAATATTCAGAACGGTACAAAAACGATTCCGAAATGAGGAAAAGACGCAAAGAGGCTGCAAAAAAAGCGGGAGTAAAAGTATCAAAAAATCTTACAAAATGGTGGGGAACCTCTGCCTCAGACTCTTTAAGGAAATCGAGATCTTCCAAAGAATTCAAGAAAAAATTATCGGATGCTATGAAAAGAAGAAATCCAGAGGTAAATCAAAAAGTAGGAGAGACAGTAAAAAAACATTGGGAAGATCCCGAATACAGGAAGAAAATAAATCAAGCAAGAGAAGCGAAACAAGCTCAACTGAGAGAACAGAATCCAGAATGGGTTCAGAAAAAATCAGAAAAAATGTCGAGCTCAATGAAAGAGAAATGGACAGATCCCCAATATCGAAAAAAAGTTATGGAAGCTCGATCTTTAAATGGCTACTCCCAAGAAAGAAAAGATTTGCAATCTATAAAAATGAAAGAAAGATGGACAGATCCCAAATTCAAAGAAAAAATGGAGAAAAGAGAAGTATCAAGTACAATGAAAAACAAATGGAAAGATCCCCAATACCGAGAAATGATGAGGGAAGCACAAAAGAAAGCAAGGGAAAAAAGGTTATTAAAATTACAAAATCAAAAAGGGCAATTGTTTTTGATATAGAAGTTGAAACCGATCATAGTTTTATTTGTGAAGGGTTAGTGGTACACAATTCTGCAATATGCAGATCTCGCGATGGTAAGTATGCTAGGGTGCCTGGTGGATCTCCTCTTGATCCTGACTTGCCTCGTTTGGTTCCTCAAGGGGCTCGGCCTCCTGCCCACATAAACTGCTTACTTGGGGACAGTTTTGTAGCTCCTTTGGGTAAAGTTGAGAACGCTATGAAACGATATTACACAGGTACTGTGATTGTTGTTTCTACTGCTAAGGGCTATACAATTGAATGCACTCCGAATCACCCAATACTTACAACAAAAGGGTGGGCGGCTGCCGGACAAATAACAAAAGGGGATTCAGTTTTAAGATATACTCCTCTTAAAAAGGTGTCTTTACCCGTAAACTTAATTAAAGATACAGTGGACATGTTTTTTAAAATAAACGGAAGTCAAAAAGTAACAATAAAGAAAACAGATTTTCATGGGGATGGATTAGCAAAAGGGGAAGCTACATTAGGATTAAACTCATATTGGAATACAGGTAAAAAAATGCATTTTGATTTAATTAATCAGACAAAGATCGATAGGGTTGTATCTGTTAGATCATATGAATTTTCTGGGCATGTTTATAACATTGAAACGTCAACAGGTATTTACTTTGCTTCTTCTGGAAACATTATAACACATAACTGTCGTTCAATTATGATTCCCGTATTCGACGACATCGGGGTAGTAGGAAACCGTCCCTTTGTAGTGGATAAACGAAACCCAAGTAAAAGGCTCAAAGATTTTAGAGCCGAGGCCAGAACCAAAGTGGGGGATAAAAAATGGAAGTCTTTAGACCCGAAACAACGCAATCGATTAATTGCAAAGGAGCGGAAGGCATTTGCAAATGAGGCTATTGGGGAGGTACCTGCTGAGACGACTTATCAGCAGTTTTTAAGCAGGCAATCGGCGGAGTTTCAAGATGAAGTATTGGGTAAAACAAAAGGAAAACTGTTCCGGCAAGGCGGAGTTAAGCTTGATCAATTTGTGGATCGAGTGGGAAATGAGTTGACAATTGATGAACTTAGGAATAAAATACCTACAGTTTTTGAAAAAGTAGGGTTATAGAGAATCCTATTTTGCAGTCAGTACAGCTGCAAGTAAGTAGTTAAGTCCTTAACTATCAAGGCCTTACATGCAATGCCTGAATCTTAACAGGGACATTTTGTCTCAAAGGGGAACAACAGATGTTTGATTTTTCAGAATTTACGCAAGTACAAACGCTAGAAAATGTGCCGGAACAGTTTCATGGGATGTATGTTGAAGTGAAGGATGAAGATTCCGGTGACGTTACCGGATTCTCGATTGCCGACCACTCAAAGGGGGCAGTGGAATCAATTATAGGACTTAATAAATCTCTGATTGATTCGCGAAAAGAAACTAAAAACCTTAAGGGAATGGCAGACCTTGCTGACCTAAGTCCTTACGGTACAACGCCTTCTGAGATTGCAGCCAGTGTTGAAAACATGAAAAAAGGTTATGAAGATCAGCTTTTGGACAGCAAAGACGCAAAGCTCAATTTTGAAACCCTGAAAGCCGATCTTCAAGCAGGCCATTCTGTTGAAATCAAAGCACTTACAGACAAAAACTCCCGTGTGGAGAAGCAGCTTTTCGATGTGATTGTTCGAAAAGAAGCTCAGAGCGCGATCATGAAAGAAAAGGGTAAGGAGCTTTTGCTTCCTTTCGTGCTGGAAGCAGCTCGGGTGAAAGACGAAGAAGGTGAGATTAAGGTATATATTGTTGATGATAATAACACCATTCGACATTCTCCAGTTACCGGAAAGCCTTTAACGATTACAGAACATGTACAAAGCATGAAAACGGACGAGAGGTACGGAGTATTGTTTGAATCTGACAATTCTGATTCAGGCGGGGGAGGAGGAACGCCTCCAAGATCAACTAGCCAGCCTGCACCTCCTACCGCTAAACCAGTAGGAGCAAATGATAAAATTGCAACGGCACTTAAAAACAGCAATGCTATTCCTCAAAAATAAAATAGCATCCGCATTTAAAGCAAGCAATACTATAAAATAAAAAGTTTGACAAATAAAACCATTTATGCTATTTTCAGTTTGTTGCTACCACAACAAGCAGGTTGATAACGCGTGATGCTGATTTGACCATGAGAGTTTCAGGAGCGTGATGCGAATGAAATATCTCTAAAAACATATAGCCTATCCGTAAGGTGATCTGAGGTAAGGGCTGTAAACGATAAAATTGTTTATTGGCTTATAACTTAAAATCACAAGGGGGCTATTATGGCTTCAGTAACACTGGCAGAATCTGCCAAACTTTCTCAAGACATGCTTATCGAAGGCGTGATCGAAAACGTCATTACAGTGAACCAGATTTTTGAGGTGATTCCTTTCTCGGGAATTGAAGGTAACTCACTGGCTTACAACCGTGAAAACGTTCTTGGTGACGTGGACGTTGAAGGGGTCGATGATGTTATTGGCTCAAAAGCAGCAGCAACATTCACACAGGTAACTTCCAATCTTACAACCATTATTGGTGACGCGGAAGTTAACGGACTTATCCAAGCAACTCGATCAAACATCAATGATCAGACAGCTGTTCAGATTGGTTCGAAAGCAAAATCAGCAGGCCGTAAATACAATGACATGTTCATTAACGGCACGGGAGCATCCAATCAGTTTGACGGTTTAATCAATCTGTGCGTTGCGGGCCAAACAGTGGCTACCGGAACAAACGGTGGTGCACTCTCGTTTGCCTTTTTAGATGAACTTCTCGACCTTGTAGTTGACAAGGACGGGGAAGTTGATTACATGTGCATGCATTCTCGCACACTGCGTTCTTACAACGCACTGCTTCGCGGACTAGGCGGGGCTTCCATTGGGGACGTGATTACATTGCCTTCTGGCAAAGAAATCCCGGCTTACAGAAATGTTCCAATTTTCCGTAATGACGATATCCCAATCGACCAAGTAAAAGGATCTGGCTCAGCCCAGACAACCATCTTCGCCGGTACATTTGACGATGGTTCAAATACTGTTGGTATTTCAGGTCTTACCGCTCAAAACGCTGCTGGAATCGCAGTAGAAGATGTGGGTATTTCGGAAACGAAAGATAATCGCATCTGGCGTGTGAAGTGGTATACGGGACTAGCCCTTTTCTCTGAAAAAGGACTGGCTTGCGCGGACGGGATTACTAACTAAAGTCCTTGAGTTCAAACCCACTTGGTTAACCGCTGTTTCACGGAATACCACCCCATTGGGAGAAGTCTTCCCATCAAAAGCATCCACAATTATTTGAGCCAATGCATTAAATCTATCCATACCCTCACCTTTTTCAGTATAAATACGGAAAAAAACTATACCTGATTTTGTGTACCTTCCTATTCCAGATCCAATTCCCGAGTGCTGCCCTGTTCCTGAATTTGTAAATGTAGCTTTAACCCATTCTAAATCAGTTATTTTTGGATCATCTTCGTCGGTATTAGGCCAAAATACTGGGATAAAAACACCTGTTGAAATTTCACTGGCACCCCCCCGGTGTCAGCCAAGCAGTATTAAACATAGTTAAAATATCATCAGTTGCAGATGTAATTGTTGCAGTCATAATCTCACCTGAAATATATACAAAAGGTCACGGCCAGCAGGTCTTACTCTTTTTACTGAAACCACGTCCCACTTATCATCGCCATCTATAATTTGATCAACATCATCAACTACAATTACAAACTGCCCTCCTGCCAATGTTGGTACAAGTGAAAGAGCCGACCATCCTTCTAAAAAACCCGCAGCAGCTACAGCCTCATTCTCTGCATCTATAAGAATCTTTTTATCACCCCTTTTTACAATAGTGTCATCAATTTCATTTGAGGTATATGATCCAAAAACTCCTGTAAGTGAGGTTGCTTCATCATTGGGGGTTGCAGTTTTCCACGGTTTAGCAGGATCATCAGGTACATTCTTTTTAGATATAAGGGTAAAAAGTCTACCGTTCTCTCTAATGGTTGTTCTGATTTTTGTCGCTAAATTATCGTAATCAATAGCTGCCATGTGTTAAGCCCTTTGAAGTATTCCGCGAGCAAGAGTTAAACCCGCCCTGGTGAGTTTTCTATCTGCTTCTGGGTACTTAGGCATGACAAAGACTGATCC